CTAGCAGCCAATGCGAAATTGACGATCACGCGCCAAACGACGTTGCTCGCGAATCCAGTCCATGGTGTAGACCCCGCCACCAGCACGGCCCAGCGAATCCAGCCAATTCACACGGTCCTCAAGAGCTTGGCACTCTGAAGCATTTGCTTTAGCCACGGCCTGCCGCGGAGCCACCGACACAATCTGCTCAGACGCTACAGATCTAGCCTTAGCCCACTGCTGTTGCGCAACTACCACCTGCTGTTCCCAAGAAACGTTCGCTGGAACACTAGCTATGCGCTCCATGAATCGCCCATTTAGGGAGCAGGCAGTACTTTCCCAAAAAAGTCGGCCCTGGAAGTCTTTGCAGAGATAGATTTCGCGCATACCAGACGCATCACCGGCAGACGCAACAGGACTAGAGATAATCACCGGCTTACCGCCTTCGCATGGCTGACTGCTGTAGGCATTACCACAGCGGTAGACCTGACCCTCGCTCGATGGAGCCCGCACTACTGGAGGCTCTGCACTGCGCCCAGCAGGCGATGCAGGCGCAGCAGATGGTGCACCTTGACGCTGACCAACCACTTCACGCACTGGCTCAGGTCTAGATAGGCGGTCTTTCACACCCCTATAGGCAATTACACAAATCAGAGCTACAAAAATCGTCAGAAAGAGCTTGCCAACAAAATTTAGCTCATTATTTTTGGGAGGGCGGAAATCAACATCTAACGACGTCAGCTCATCTTGACGCCAATGTTCCGGGTCCACGTTGCCTCGCGCTCTATAGCGTTCACGCCAGTAATCTCTATCCTGAATTCCCATACTTCACCTCTCTTGGCCGAATCATAGGACAGGAGCGCTCCCGCGCAATTTCCAAAGCATGAGGGCTAAAGCCCTATAGGCGCTCGCCGCGCGGCGTCAGCTGCCCGTCACACACCGCGCCCAGCACCATTCCCCAGAGTTCTCGCCTCTTCGGCCTACGCTAAATCAGGAGCGGCCTTCGGCCTTGGCTTTTCTCCGGGGGTATTCATAAAGCTGCGCTTTACAAAGCTTCCCCACTCCGAAAACCCATCCTGATACCGCTAAAGGCACGGCGAGGAACTCAGGGGAACGGTGCAAGCAAGGGACAGTTCAACGGGCAGCAGACAGATGACGACCCGGCTCCGAATCTAGGGGCCCGGTACCCAAAGGAGGCAGTTATGGCAATCGCAGCAAATTTCAGGAAGTACGCTCAAGCTCTGGCGCTCCAGCTGGTGTTGCCCTTCGGTCGTCCCGTCTGGAATGGTGCACGGCCCACGACGCGCCTCGGCCGCGAGAATCGCGCGCATATCACCCGCGCAATGAAGGCGCGCGGCCTGATTGAGTACCACGAGCCGCGCCCTATTCCTCAATGGTGGAAGGACGCCCAGGCACGCGCGCGCGCTTTCCTCAAGTTTGCTAAGGATGGCCAGCTCAAGCTAGGTCTACAGCAAATCGTCAGCCGCGGCGAATACGAGGGCGCAAACAACTATCGAAAAATGGTGCTGCGCGGGAAGGCGGAGCGCGGCGAAATCGTCATCGCCTAAAGCTGGCCCAGCTCGCTCACTAAACTACGCATCATCGACAGGATCAACAATGCAACTCTTCCACACCAGCCCCACCAAGATTGAGAAGATAACCACCGATGGCCGTTTTGGCGAATTCCTCTTCTTCTCGAACAGCGTATACACGATGACCGCTTCCGCCGCAGTGGTGTACAGCCTTGATCTGGCAGATGCAGACGTGATCGAAGCGGGCCAGCTGTTCTACCACAATGATGCGGCAAAGCTAGACGGCTTGGTTACAGAGCTGGCCGCACGCCTGGACATCAACACAGACGATGCCGAAGCGCTAATCGAAGAATCCAAGTCAGTCTATGACCTGGACAACATCGCGGCCGAAGACGCAGCCGATGCATCGTGGGATGTACAGCTGTTCACGGCACGAGCCGCAAAACTCCTCGGATATCGTGCAGTGCAGGTACAGGACGAGCAAGGCGCCGCCTACTTGGTTGACATGCTAGGCCATGAGACAGAACTAACACCGCAAGCCTAAAGCTGGCCCAGCTCGTTTAAGCGTCCAGTCCGCGCGGCACGAGTGACGTCATGCAGCGTCACTTCATTGGACGCCGTTTTTTTTGGCTCAGGCAGCGGCAATGACGCTTGTGCCGGTTCGTCATCCTGCGCCTTGCCCCTCGCCTCAGGCACAGGCGCCGGTGGCGTCTTAGGCGGCAGCTTATAGGGGTTGAATTTGGCACCCTTGAGCCACTCGCTGCAGGCCTCGCTGGATACGTCCAGACGCTCACCCTCGTTGAGGCAGATACAGCCCTGCTTTGCATTGCAGATAGCTCCGTCGATCGTGGGCATACGCACCACGACACGCAGCTGGTCATATGCAGGCGCCGTCCAGGGCCGGTCAGATATCGCCGGGATGAAGGCAACGCGCTCGTCCACGGCCACGCTGACAGGAGCTGCTGCAGGCGCTACGGCAGGCTGCACAGAGAGAGCTGCAGGGGCTGCAGCAGACCCCGCCGCAGCGCCCTTTTCCGCTTGCGCAACTGCCTCGGGTTGCTTACCACTGATACGGCCGCCGATCCGTTCCAACGTGGTCGGAGCAAGGTAGGCCACACTCGCAAAACCGGCCAGGATGAACCACACGAGGCCCGGTATCTTGCGCGGCTGCTTTGTGTGCAACTCGCTTGACTTGTAGAGCTTGAACACCTTGCGGCTGTACTTCCAGGGCGACTTTGTCATGGCCTTGGAATACAGCAAGCCACGGCTGACATGATCCCATTCGTACACCGTGGCCAGCGGCATGTTTGCCACGCGACGCACGTGCAAATGCCGGCCACCAAGGGCGTGAATATGGCGATCGACATTAAGGACGTTCTGGGTGATAAGGATGAAGTCAACGCCCATGTGGCGGTGCGTGTCCAGGGCCTGCACGTCCTCAGGAATCTTGGCGCCATTCGGCCGCGGCGGCCAGACTTTCTGCACTTCGTCAAACACGATGAGAGCGCCGGGCTTTGCCCATTTGTGCCAATCGCGCAGGCCCTCTACATCACCGCCGTCAATCAGCTCATGGTCAATCTGCAGGCCATTGATGTTGGTATAGATGGTGCGCGGATGCTCAATCTCGTTGCCCTCCTCGTCCCTGCCCTTGATGGTTTTTCCGACCTGGGGCAGCAGCAATTTTTCAATCGTGTAGAGGGTCTTGCCCGCGCCGGGCGTGCCGGTAATTACGGTAATCATCCTGGGTTCACTCCAAGGACTTTTGTAGCGCTCTGTATTTGCCAGAGCGTGACGCGAAAGGCTATCGCACCCAAGATCATGCCCAGGCAGTAACCGCCACCGGCCAGCAAGAAGAGATTGAGCATGTCCGCAGGCAGCGAATTGACGCTATTGACCAACTGGGTCTTGATAGCGTCAATGGACGCCGTGACGCCGACGATGGAGACCACCGAGAAGCCCAGCGCAGCGAGTAGCCGGGCGAAAAGCGGCTCCACCAGCGACATGAGGAAAGCTGCAACTTTCATGGCTTGAGCGCCCCCACCAAGATGCCCGCAACAATCAAAGCAGTGATCGCAAAAGCCAAAGGCCGCACGTTGGCGACGATGTATTGACAATCGCGCGACCAATCAACGACCTTGAGCTGCTGACCACCTACAGTCGCGTATTGATCAGCCGGACAGGAGCCACCGCCGAAAGCGTTTTCCGGCGCAAAGGTAATGCTCTTTTGCGCCTTCGGTATCTTGTCGTCGGGCACATCGGTATCGACCTTTTGACAGGCAAGGATGTCAGGATGCTTTTCGCACAGGTCCTGCTTATCCTCATCTTTCGGTTCGCGCTGCTGATCGCCAGGATCTGGCTTCGCACTACCATCTGGATTAACGTTCGGTGTCGGTTCCGGCTTAGCTTCAGGGCCCGGAACTGGCCGATTAACAGGCTGCACATCCACTTGCCAAGGATTCGACGCCGTAGGCGCAGGGACAACATTCACGCCCGGCTGCGTATATGGCTGATTTGTCGTACTAGGAGCCTGATTAGGATTGTATTTAGGGTTAGGAACAGGGTTCCCAGTTGGTATGAATGTAGGCTGAACTTCAGGCAGCTTCACCGGCCAAGATGCAGGCCACACAACGTTAGGCAAATCATCAACATCGACGCGCGGATCAGGCTGCAGGATCTCAACAAACTTAGGCTGATCCAAGGCTGGACTAACACAAGTACTACCGCTCAAAGACCACTTATCAGGACAGCGAAGATCAGTACCCCCTCGAGTAGCTTGACGACTTACAACAGATGGAGGCGCATTAGGCGAATACGTATCTTTTTGATAGCAGTTGTAGGTATCGCTATTAACAGCTTGGACGTGATCGAAAATCATGCGCCCAGGGGTGTAAGACGACTCCGTAATATATGCACGACAAGCAGCCTCCGCACTTCCGTACGGCCCTTTGCCATTGATATACCACGAGCCGACCTCGGCCGGCTGCTGCTGCGTCCATCCCTTTGCCACATCGTATGCGAGATTGGCAGCGCCAAGCCACGTCGCAACAGCTGCGGCAGTACGCAAAGCTGGATGCGTAAAGATTGCAACAGCTGCCACTTTTTTCACAGCCTCTCTAGCCAAAGGCAACTTCGCAGGTATAGATACCGTTTTGCCATTAACCGAAAGAGCAGCATTGGCATTGATGCGCCCCAACTCTGCTATAGCAACTTCAGCCGCAGACTTTGAAACGCTATACGTCGCAGCAGCACCCACGCCGGGGCTCCAACCGACAGGCGCAGAGAGCTGCGTATATCCAGCGTGGCTCAATGCCACGTGACCCAAAGCAGCAGCGACAACCCCAGCGCGAATAAGATTTCGATAGAGCTTGGCATTAATCACGATGTGAATCAGTTGAGAACAGGCCGAGCAGCCGCCGCAGGCAAAAAATCGCGGCGCAGGCCACGAAAAAAAGCATTGCGAGATCGGACAGATCAGCCAGGGTTTCCGGATTCGGCGGGGCCGGCGTGACCTGCACGACGATGGTTTGCGTATCGGACATACCAGCCCCCTCGCTGATTACAGCCAGCCCATCTTCTGGCCGAGCTTCTTCAGACCCCAGATGACCACACCGGCACCCATCACCATACCAATAGCGGAAGTCGCGTCAGTCTTGTAGGTAGTGACAGCGCCGCTCACTTCAGTGGGCAGTTCGGCCATGGCCTGGCCGGCCGTGACGGCCAGGACAGCGGATGCAGCAGCGATGCGGGAAGCGATTTTCTTGAACATAGGAATTTCCTTTTCGATTGATAGGCCCAAGAGCGGACCCGCAAGCCCCGCACGCGAGGCTTGCAGAACACTCTCACCACGTATCCCACTGAATCTGTCCGCACTCAGGACAAGCCCCGGGCATATTCGAAGCTTCGTGCTCCTCCATTTCCTCAATGCCATCCGCATCGACCAACATGTCTTGAGTCAGCGGGATACCGCAACCCTCACAGCAAAACGCGTCCATTTCATTTCTCCTTCACGTGTAATCGTTGGCAGTGCCGAGCCGGTCTAGGTCCACGACTTGCGGGAAGTCCTCGGGCTCGCAGTAATCGGCCATAAGCTGGGCAACGCGCTCACGGTCATCCGTCACGCCGCCGCCCGCCTGTTGAAGCAGAGAGACCCACATGGGCTCACCGCCCTCAGGGTCCGCCGTTAGAAAGCGGCCAGTTGCGGCCGACTGGATGACGTAGCGCGGCATATCAGGCTTGAGCTGCAGCGGCCTTGCCGCTGGCCTGCGTGGCAGGTTTGATGCCCAAGAGGGTCAGCTTCACGCCGTCAGCGCTCGCGACAACATCGAATTCACACTCAACCGGCACAGGCTTGCCAGCGCTCATGTACTGGCCGAGGTGCTTCCACTTCAGCAGTTCGGTGCTGTCGCCGAACTTGAACGGGCGCGTGACGATGCCGATGGTTTCGCCATTGCCCTTTTGGCCCAGGTCGACCGATAGGTGGAACTTAGTCGAGTCGTACTTGGTGCCTTCAAAATCGCCCTTGCTGGATTCGATACCGAACAGCAGTGCATCGCTTTTCATCTTCATGGTGGAGCCGCTCCTTTAGGCTGGCAGTCCGATAGACCGGACTTTGGGTTGAAAAACTTGGGGGTTCAGCGCTGCACATGCAGCGCGTATTTCTTCGTTGGAGAACTTTGAAAGACGACCGGGCTTTTTACGGCCGGTGACGATTTCCATGAACTCATCAGCGCCCAGAAATTCGAATGCGAGCGCAACGCTTGCACCTGCGGTATTTGTGAGCCAGCGCACGGCGCGCGTAACTTCGGCGCGGACGCTTTCAATGGCTTGCTTGGGGCGTACCTTGACACCCTCGCCTTCGTTGTATTCGCCGTGTTCGGCAAGCATCTTTTGGTGCCAGTCAGAGGCACCCGCGAAGAAATCCTCAGGGCGGCGAAGCATATCTACCGGAAGATCACGCAGCTTGTTGCCGTAGCGCAGCTCCACGCGCTCCCAATTGGTGGCATCCAGCTCGCCAAAGAGCTGCACGCCTTTTTCGTAGACATTGGTTTGCTTGCCGGCTTCCTTGCTGCCGAAGTAGAAAGAACGACCGCGACCGCCATCGACCCAGGGGCCGACCGTATTGGCTTTGGGCCTGCGCCCGTTCACGTCCATGAGACCTGCATGCCAGTCATCACGGATTCGCTCCAGGCCACCCCGGATGCCGTCGAAGAAGTCGAGGGCGTAGTCGATTCGAGTCAGCTTGCCTTCGACCTCTTCAATCAGGTTCGCCATGCGATGGCGCCAGTCGCCACGGGCGAAAGTGCAGGCCGAGCCGTAGATGTTGGCGTGGATGGTCTTGGCCTGGGCTTGCTGGCGTGGACTGTCGCCCGAGGCCAGGAAGCCGACCCAGGCGACCTCGGCATCGTTGCGGATGATCGACCAGCGGAAGCGATAGAAGTCATGACCCTTTTTCAGCTCAGGCTCAATGCTGAACTCAGGGCCGAGGCACTTGCAGACCTTTTGCGCCAGGGCGTGGGCCTGGGCGCTGGCCGCAAAATCCACATCAGGCATATCGCGCAGGATGCGGAACATCTTGGCGCGCCGATAGTTGGCATGCTCCACCTCAGCGATGCTGCGCGGGTTCTCCAGCGTATCTGCGACCGGAGAAGGGAACAGCACTTCCATCTGGGGCACAGGTGCATAGCGCAGCTCGCAAGTAAAGCGGAGCCAGTCCACGTGCACGAGGCCACCGGAGTGACGACGCTCAGCCTGCAGGCGGAGCTTGACTTCATTACCGTCCATGACCAAAACGGGACGGGTCATACGCTCCGCTCCTTGGCAACGATCTCCCCGTGATTACCAACGGGGAGGGTTTTGAGCGCTGCCGCGCCGCTCCCGCCAGCTAAAGCTGGCGCGGCGGCGCTACGCGCCCTTTGCTGCAGCACTGCGCGCAGGTTTTGACGGGCCAGGAAGTCAGCAATGGAAAGCCATTGGCCCTCATTGCGACCAGCAGCTGGAGCATGAGAAGGAATGAGTGCCATCACAGACCCCACCCAAACAGACGTACAAGCAGCGCCCGCAACACCAGACCAAGGAAATAGCAGTTGACCCCCAGAATCAGAAGGCAACCCAGCAACATGAAAAGCAGCAAGCCCAACTCGCCGACGATGGCAAGAACACTCACGCTACTGTTGGTGCCCCCGGCACCAGCACGGCCTGGAGCGGCCAAGCCTTCGGCGGTGCCCTCATCGGCGCCGGGGACGTAACTAGGGGAAGTGTTTTGAGGCATGGCCGCTCCTAAAACGTACACTTGACATGTACAGACGGCCCGAAACTTAGCATGTACTCGTCACATGTACAAACTAAGTATTAGCATGTACACGTAGCGAGTACGCAACAAACAAGGAGAAAAGATGCAAACGACCATGGAACTACTGCAAAGAGCCCTAGACAAGGACTCAGCAGGAGGCTGGGCGAAACGCTTAAATCTTTCGAGAAATGCCCTCAATTCTGCAAAGCAGAGAGGCAATTTGAGCCCTTCGATTGCCGGCGCACTGGCAGAAGAATTAGGTGAAGACGCTCAAAAATGGATGGTGATTGCAGCCCTAGAGGGCGAACGAGAAAGCGCCTGCAAATCGCGCATGGTGCGCAAATTTCTCATAGGTACCGCCCTCGCCGCAGGGGCCATTGGCACGGCTGCAGCCCAAGGAGGTTTGTATATTATGTTTAATAACTGTCGCTCCTAA